TACAGCTGATAAAATTGGCCCAGGAACCACAGCTTTGCAGGCAGGGTATAGATTCTCTTTAGGCCAAGGAGGATCAATTCCAGTTAATGCCACTACAGCTAATGCGGTTATTCTTGCGGTTAGTACAACATTCCCTGTATTTGCAGGATTGTTTGAATCTAAAAATGGTTCTCCTGCTATTGTTTGCGCGACTCCTGTTATATCACCAGCATATGACAGAGATGCAATATACACGACAAGAGGTTGGGAATGTGAGCCTCTTATTGCAGTAAGAGGAAGAGATGCTACTTATACGCAGCAATGGAATAAAAATACTATTTTGGCACATGGTCGATATGGCACCATAGCCACAAGTTATGTTCGATCAAATTTGTTAGTATTTTATACCGGTGGAAGTGTGTTTGCCGGCAAACATCCTCCAGATTGTAATATAAATCTTGGCGCAGATTTAGAATTCTACCCAGGCTCGGCCTCTGGCGTTTCCCCACCATCAGTGGAAAAATCTGCAGCTGGATTTTTTCAATCATTTAGTAGAAATACTGCAAGATGGCAAAGGGCAATGGCATTGAACCCTGCCGATATACCTCAGACACTAATTTCATATATTAATCATTCTGACGGATCAGGTGCGGCCGGCAGCTTTAGCGCAAGCCAAAACGGGGCCCCACCTGATAATTTTTGTGCACAATTCGCAGCATATGCGTGCGAAAACTCAGTTATTCCTGCAGGAGTTAATAATCATGTAACCACCTCTCTTAGATTAGCGCAAGATTTGTCATATACTGGTACAGATATCGGTCGGGCAATATGGGTGTTCAAAGGCACCAGTGTATGGGAACCAGGATGCCAGGTAATTATTAACGGACAGGTGTTCGCATTTACTGGCGCTCACCATGGCTTATATGATAAAAATGAAACAATTGAACCTGGAGATATCGTAATAGATACACCAACTGTTATACATGGTAACATGGAAAATAACTTAACCGTTGTTACAAAATCAAATGCTCCTATGCAGAAAGCAGTAATTGGAGTGTATGCAAAAGATATAACAGGAGAAGGCATTCCATTTCCAATAAAAAATCCAACAACTGAAACAACAACTACTGTGACTTCATCTGTAGGAAGTTCACAGGTTCCAAAATATTCGTCTACAGAAACTGTAAAAGAAGAATATGCAGAATTATATTCAAACAATAGAGTTTGCGGTATTAACGCTTTAGGTGAAGGGTTAATTAGTGTTTGCGGAGAAAATGGGAATCTGGAAATTGGAGATTACATTACAACATCGTCAATACCAGGAAAAGGCATGAAACAAAGTGATGATTTAATGCGCAATTATACTGTGGCAAAATCCAGAGAAAATGTTACTTTCTCATCACCTACAGAAGTTAAGCTGGTTGCTTGTACATACCACTGCGGATAATAAATGGCAATAACTAAAAATTTAGTAATAGATCAAGGCAGTACATTTACTGCCAATCTACAATACGTTACAAATAGTAAAATTCCTGTAGATTTAACAGGATATACTGTTAGAAGCCAATTGCGTAAATCTTATAAAAGCGCAAACTCTGCCTCAATTGCAGCAACTGTTATAAACGCAGCATATGGAAACATATCATTATCATTGTCGGCAACTCAGACTTCAAATTTACCACATGGAAGATATGTTTACGATGTTGAAGCCTTGCAAGGAAACACCGTTATACGAATCGTTGAAGGAATTATAACTGTATATCCCGGAGTTTCTGGAATAGCAACCGGATCAATTTTAATAAATGGTAAAAATACCTCGGATATATCTGAAGGTACTAACTTATATTTTACAAATGCAAGAGTATATGCAAATGTCATAAGTTTATTGCCAAATAATACAACAAATATTAAAGCTGATTATTTTACAGGTAACGGATCATTCTTAACTGGTATAATTGGATCAAATGTTGTAGGTACAGTACCAGCATCAAATATTGTAACAAATCCCATACAAACAAATATTATTAGTGTTGGCACTTTAACCGCATTAACAATAGCAGGAACGTTAACCGGCAATAATATCGTTGCGTCGGGAAATATAACTGCTTCAAATTTTGTAGGATCGGGGGCAGGCACTCCCGCTATATCTTCAGTAACCAATTTAGATTTAATACCTACCATTGCTGTTAGGATATTAGGCAGTGGAACTTTAACAGCAACTGGTGATATAACAAGTTCAAATTTACTCACAAGAAATTATTTAATAAATTCAATACAAACTAATATTTCTGCAGCTGGGACTACGCAAAATTCTGCTACACTATTAGGTAATACAATTAACATTGTAAATACCGGTATACATGGATCTGGTGTTATTTTGCCAAATGTGAATCCTGGCATTGTAATTTTTATTAAAAATGCAACTGGCAATGATATATCAGTATACCCACAATTAAATGCACAAATCGATGGGGCATCTGCCAATACTGCATATGTACTAACAAGTAACAGCAATACTCTGCGTTTAATTTCTGCAAGTTACACACAGTGGTATACATGATGCAGACAGAATTTAAAGAATATATTGTGGGGTTGAAAGAGAACGTAGATTATAATACTTTTTGGTATGAAATTGAAAATGAAATTCTCGAAACTGAATATGTTCCAAGTCGCCCAGTAGAAATTATTAATGAGAGACCTTTAAGTACACGGTGTTGCCATTACGCATTAACTGACTTAGAGGCGATTGCATTAAGACAAGATTCCAGAGTACAATGTGTTGAAATTCCCGCAGATCAGCGAACAGATATTAAAATTAAATCTTTTGCAAGCCAATCTGGGATTTATTATAAATTTCCAAATACAGGTAGAAATCCCAACAATGCATTGGGTGTAAATTGGGGATTATTCAGACTAAACAGTACTACAAATAATACCATAGGAGCATCTGGAAATTTATTATATAACTATCCGTTAGATGGAACAGGCGTCGATATAGTAATTCAAGATGGAGGATTACAATGCGATCATCCAGAATTTGAAAATTCCAAAGGAGAAACCAGAGTTCAAAAAATAAATTGGTATTCTGCTAGTGGATTACCTGGCACACAACCAGCTGACAATCTTTTCTATATTGATACCGACGGACACGGAACTCATGTTGCAGGAATTGCTGCTGGAAAAACTTATGGCAGAGCAAAAAACTCCAACATTTATTCTATTACAGTTGACGGATTAAACGGTGCAAATTCACAGGGCATGCCTATTAGTGATGTGTTTGACGTAATTAAAGGTTGGCACAATAACAAACCAATAGATCCTACAACAGGATTTAAACGCCCTACCGTTGTCAATATGAGTTGGGGGTATACCGCTACATTTCAAAATATAACTGGCGGAAATTATCAAGGCAATGCGTGGACAGGAACAACCAAACAAGCTGCGTATGGTATGATTGGAAGCGACACCAATACTCACGGCGTTAGAGTAAGTTCCGTAGATATAGACATTAGCGAAATGATAGCAGCAGGTATTGTTATATGTGGCGCTGCTGGAAATAGTTATCAAACAATAGATACCCCTACAGGAATAAATTTTAATAATTACTATAATAGCAGCGTATATGGGCAAGTTTATTATATGCAAGGCGGAAGCCCAACCGCAGCTTCAGGTGTAATTACTGTGGGAAATATATGGATAGGAGATCCTTCCATAGGATTTGCCGAACAAAAGGCAGCATCTAGTGAGTCTGGCCCAAGAGTCGATATATACGCTCCTGGCACCTTTATTATAAGTACAATGTCAACTACAAATATATTTAGTTGTAATACAAGTTATCCCAATAATAATTCTTTTTTGATAGGAACTTTATCTGGAACTTCAATGGCCTCACCTCAAGTTGCAGGTATGTGTGCGCAATTATTACAGGCATACCCATCGTATACTCCAGCGCAAATCAAAGCTAGGATAGTTAATGATAGCGCGTCCAATGTTTTGTTTGATACTGGATTAACTGACGATTATAGTGTACTGTACACCCTACACGGTAGCCGAAATTCTTATGCGTTTCAACCGTTTAACGCTGCAACAAATTTTAATGTTACTCCTGGTGTTGTAATGAATAATATTACAATAAATACATAATAAAAATAAATATAAAGGATATCACATGGCGTCAATAACATCTAGAGAACAATTGAAGGAATATTGCCTACGCCGACTAGGTGCTCCTGTTATTGAAATCAATGTAGATGAAGATCAAATTGAAGATCGTATTGATGATGCATTTCAATTTTACAGAGAATATCATTATGATGCTGTAGAAAAAATTTACCTAAAGCATTTGGTAACTCAACAAGATTTGACCAATTTGTATATTCCTATTCCAGATGCGGTTGTTGGCGTAGAGCGCGTATTGCCTTTTAGCAATAAATCAACGGGGATAAATATTTTCGACATTAGATATCAAATTCTAATTAACGACCTTTATTCTTTGATGTCAACTGATTTGATTTATTACACACAAGTTAGACAACAATTAGAATTAATTAATCAAACGTTGGTAGGCGTAAAACCTGTTAGATTCAATCGCCATATGAATCGTCTATACATAGATATGGACTGGGCAGCGGATGTTGATGTAGGAAGTAATATCGTTGTTGAAGCATGGCGAATATTAGATCCAGACACATATACAGATGTTTACAACGATATGTTCTTGAAAAGATATGCGACAGCTTTAATTAAGCGGCAATGGGGAACAAATATGAAAAAATTTGACGGAGTGCAACTTCCTGGAGGAGTTGTTTTAAATGGTGGTAAAATATATGATGAAGCAGAGGATGAATTGCTAAAAATTGAAGCTGAAATACAATCTAGATTTGAACTACCAGTAGATTTCTTTACAGGTTGATACTTAATATCACCTAACCTCATAGCATATACTAACACCGAAGTCAATAGAAGTCTATAGAATTATGGCAACAGTTAACCATTATTTTCAATCTGGCATTCCGATGGGCAGAGCCTCGGAGCAGAATCTCTACGAAGATCTAATAATCGAATGCCTACAAATCTATGGTTTCGAAGTCTATTATATCCCAAGAACATCGTTTAATGAGGATCGTATTTTGGTTGAGGATCCGTTAAATTACTATGAGAATGCGTATCCAATTGAGATGTATTTGGAAAACACAAATGGATTTGAAGGTGAGGGAGACCTGCTAACAAGATTTGGAGTCGAACTTCGCGACAGCGCATCCTTTGTAGTATCAAGACGTAGATGGGATAAAGAAGTTGGTAGTAAAGGTCAAACAGTTTTGGCTAACAGACCCGCTGAAGGGGACGTATTATACTTCCCGTTAACTAAATCTTATTTTGAAATACGCAAAGTGGAAGGTGATACGCCATTCTATCAGCTTGGCAAACTCTATATATTTAGAATGCAATGTGAGCTGATGCAATTCTCTAGCGAGAACTTTAATACGGGTATTGATGAGATTGATACCTATGCAGATTCGATAGATCAAAATCTAAACAACTTTGAATTATTGGTAGAATCAGACGGCCCATTATTATTAGAATTTAACACAGAAACACCGATGATTCTAGAAAGTTACAAAATAACAACAGTTGATGCTGGCGCTAGAAACGACGACTTTGATACCGGCATTACTGACATATTAGATTTCACAGAAAGAAATCCATTTGGTGAGGTATTTAAATAATGTTAGATCAAAGATTTTACTGGGGAACAACAAGAAAAGCAATTGTTGCTTTTGGTAATATGTTTAATTCTATTACCATTGATCGTAAAGATGCAGATGGGAATAGTGAGGAAACATTAAGAATACCTTTATCATATGCGCCTAAAACAAAGTTCTTAGCTAGAATACAACAGCAACCTAATGTGGATGAGCGGCCAGTTCAAGTAGTATTACCAAGAATGTCTTTTGAGATGTTGTCGTTAGAATATGATGTTAATCGAAAAATAAGTCCGCTTCAACAAAATAGAGCAATTAATTCTACAATTAATACTTTAGATACTCAGTATGCACCTACTCCGTATAATAT